AGCATTAAAATCATCTAGATATAATTGATTATAATCTAATATAGCTTGAGTTACAAGAGTTTTTAATCTATCAGGTGTAGACTTAGAAATGTTAAGATTATATCTTACTCGCGAGTCAACAGAAAGATACGTGAATATTGGTTCTGTTATAATAGGATCTATAGAAAGTGGTGATCTAGCTTTTATGAATGAATAATATTCATTTCTTTTGTTTTCAGGTATACCATCTACATTAGATACATCAATAGCAATAAAAACTTTACCATATCTTGGCGGATCAACTTCTTCTCCACCATAAACAGAAAGAGTGTTAATTTCAGGAAACTGTGTTTTTAACATGATTTCATAATCAGAAGTTGTTATAGCTCTTTCTTGAACTTGAAAGTGTCTAGGAGCATAGTACTTAACAGAATCAAGTGATTCTCTCTGCATACCACCTATAGCATTTTCTAAAACTGTAACTTCAGGTGTTACTAATATATCGCCATTGGTTGGATCAAAATTGATTGATAGTTCTTTAACACCATCGGCTCTTTCACCATTTGATATTCTATAGTCAAGAACTATTCTGGAATTATTTTTTGGTTTTTTACCAATAACACCATCACCAAATATTATTTCATAATTACCAAGATCACTAGCTTGTAAAAAATAAGCCTTGCTTGATGATCCTAGACCAAGTAGAGTTGTGCTTTGAGTATAATTCTCACCAATATCAGAACCATCTTCATATACGGTAACAACTAAACTATTAGTATCTATATTTTTATTTGTTATAATGAATCTTTGATTTTCAATATTCGAATCAACTATGTAAGAATCTTTTAAATATATACCTTCATATAAGTATGTTTCATAACTAAAAGATGTATTAGTTGAAGATACAGTCAAAGTTTCTGGTATAGTAAAAATAAAAGATTCGTTTTTTATAATTCCAGTGAATGAAGAACCTTTTTCTATTATGTATGGTTGTGTATCGCCGGTAGCCTGAAAGTCAACTCTTACTTTGCATCTTGATGATCTTGATGATCTAGGCAGATAATTAAGTTCTTTTGCATGTGATAAGACAGAAGCTTCTAATTGAGAAGAATCTAAAAACGCTTCAGATATGGCCATATTCAAGTAAAAAGCATTCTTATAAGTATTATAAGCCATAATATCCAATAGAACAGACATATTAGAACCATCAAAATCATAGTCTTTAAACTGATCTTGTGATTTTAGATATGATTTAAAATCATTCTTTATGACATCAAAATCTAAACCTACTAGGTTTATTTGAACTGTTGGCCATTATCTTGCTCTATTTAAAAAGAAATTAAAAGTTATGTCTTCTGGAATATTTATAATGCTAAATACAATCGTAATAAGATAAGCATTTCTATCATAGTCTGGAAATAATTCTACATTTTTTATTAATGCTCTTGGTTCACTGTTTTCTAAAGCTTCAAAGATAGTATCTTTTAAAGCTATTGCTGTTGGTCCATCCATAGGTTCAAATAACAAAGATGCTATCTTAGATCCTGTTGTTGATCTATAAAATCTTTCACCGTTTCTAGTAAAAATAATATTTTTAATAGAATTTTTTACAGAATTTTCATTGGTTATCTTTTGCTAAGAATCCTGTTGCTGGATTAACATCTAAATTATTTGAAAAATCACTGTAATAGATGGGTTTATCTGTTAAACTTGTATATCTGTCCGAACGTGCCATTTAATTATCCTGCAAATACATTTCCTGAACCAGATGATATAATATGATCACCGCCATAAGCATCATCTTTTCTTCCTAATCCTTTACCATTAACAAATACAGTAGAAGAATATGTTGTAAGAACCGGAGCATGAGGATTACAGCATGGTCCTGGATAATCGTGTGTTATCATGGCATCTCCTTGTCTTACTACACCTATACCATTAACAAAAACATCACTAGAACCTTTATCAGTAGATTGTGTAGATGCGCTTGAACAGCAAATTCCTGAACCATCAGGTGATGCTACTGTATCTTCACTATCTTTTCTTGCTACTGCAGGCATTGTTTATCTCTTATTTATTAAGATCTATGCGTGGAGCCGATTGAGTCATATTACCATCTGATGCTATATTAGTCGTTCCACCAACTAAAAGATTAAAATTGCCAGAACAGTTTAAATCCATGTTTCCGCGAGAACCGATATAAACATCTGCAGCTCCCATCTTTAAGTTACCGTGTGAATGAACTACTGCATCACCACCTATTGCAATTGCAGCATCGCCACCAACTTCAATATGAGCACCATCACCTATTGAAAGTCTAGCACTTCCACCTATCTTTATGTCACCATTTTCTTGAATAGAAAGTGTTAAACCACCTTTATCATACACATGTCTGTTTGCTACATTTACTTGTACTACTTTCCCATCTTCTGAAATTTCTGTATAAGTTCCGGATGGATGCTCGAGTCTATATCTTCTAGCGCCAGGCGTATCATCATAAGTTATCTTATGACCACCAGGCGTTTCTTCAACTCTAACTTTTGAGTACTGAGCATTAAAGGTTGTATTTGGTACTCTTTCTTCATCTCTTTTTATTGCCATAATTTAGCTCTTTAAACTCTGTATCTGTTGGTTAATATTATTTCTTAATCTTTGACATTCAGTAATAATTGTCGCTATCATTTCTAGTAACTTGTCGTTAGGTGTGTCTTCTAAGGAGTTTCCTAATGTAACAATTATATTGCACTGATCTTGATAAAATAATGAAGTTGATAAATTGTTAGTTGATGCTTTTATTTGAGTAATGTTTTTTCTAAATGTAGGGGCATCAGCAGGTTTTACTTGGCCAATAATTATTAATATGTTATTGACTAAATCTAATAAAGCCAAAAGTTGATCTCTTAAATTATTATTATTACTTTCTTTTTTACTTTGTAGTATTTGACTCGCAACTGCTGCAAAATTTGCAGCGCCAACCATATTGATTAGTTTTCCTGCAGGAGAAGTTTGAAATGTCTTTAACATACTTAAAACGCTTTGACCTAAAACGCCTGCTGCATTTTTAGGATCTATTTTCTTAATAACATCTGTTGCATTTTTACCAAATGGTACTTGTGTTGCTATAGTTTTAACATCAGCAAACTTTGAAGGACCATTAGCATCATTCTTTGCATATTGAATAATACTTTTCGTATCTAACTTTCTATCTTCAAGAGATCCACTAGTAACATATCTTATATCTTCTGTCTTAATATTAAAGTTACCAGGATCTTTTGATATACCTGTTGGTATATCTCTTCCTTCTTGATTTAAACTTCCGTGTTTACCTGCACTTGGCACTGTACCAATGATATAGGGTATTTGATTATCATTATCAATAAAAAAACCAAGAACTCTGGTGCCTTTTTGATAGCCAGGAGTAACACCAGCTCCTTTTACAGAAGTAGCAGTTACCGGAAATACTGGTCTAGCGTAGCGTAACTCACCATCTTTTAAACGACTCTGATCTTCAAAGATTCTTATCTTAGCTCTACCTGATTTTTCATCATCTTTTTCAACATCAACTATTTCTGCCCAGAAAAAATTCATCAACCAGTTCCTTTATTATAACCGCCCTTGGCAAGTTCCATAGTTGTTGTAGCTTTTGGTTTACTGTCATCAAATTTTATTATATGTTTTAAGTTAATTACTAACATATCTCCACCAAGTTGATCACCAGAACTAAAAGCTGTCATGTCACCAACTGGTTGCGATAGCTTTGCATTAACACCCTTTCCTACTGTGCACTTTATTCCGGAATCCAACATCACTTGTATAGTGCAAGATGGTCCGTTTTTTACTTCTTGTATGAATCTTTGTTCTTTATCGCTCTTTTCGGCTTGCATAGAATTTTTTTCTAATCTTTTATCGTGCGGTATAAGAGTAGTTGATCTTGGTCCTTCATTATTATATGTGTCTCTTACATAATAGTTACCGGCCTTTTTACCTTCTTCTGGGTCTTTTACCGGTCCTTCTTTATAACGTGCTTCGAGAGTATTGAATGTACTTACTTTGGCCGATTTTCTAGCATTTAATACATCAGTAATATCAAATCTACTACCAGAATTAAATGAAGCACCTTCTTGAAATCCAATTATATTATACCCTTGTGAATACATATCTTTAAAGTTTTCACCCATAGTAGGTTTATGAGTTAGATTTACTTGAGCCTGTAAAGTATCAAAAAGCTCTTCCAATGGTTTTAGAATAAAATTACCATCAGCATCTTCAAAATAAGTATAAGCTCCTGTTTTATACTTATCAGAAGTTAATCTAGTTCTAATGCCGTGTATAGCATCAAATGGATTTAAATTAGAAATAATATAAGGTTCATTCTCTCCAATGTAACCTTTACTTGCAGTCATATTTAAAGTACCGCCAAGCTTTAATTCATCATGAATTTTTTTAATAGCATCAGTACCAGTTATATTTTTAAATGATTTTTGTACTGTATTAGTTTTATTTTTAAAAAAAGCTTTCACTAACCGCATTCAATTTAAAAGTTTGATATCTCATATTAGGAGAATAATTAGCATTTTCTGGAGATACTACTTTCATTTTTGTTTCATATACTTTTCCATAACCTGCATCAAATGCTATTCTAATATCTTCGTTACCTTGCAATTTCAATTGTTTTGCTATATTGTTATTGTCTATAATAACCATTTCTGCAGATCTAAATGGTTTAAATACACTTTCGCTAATTGACAACTCTTGAATATAAGGTGTCAAATCACTTCCATTTATAGTAATTTGTCTAAGTCTTGCTTCTCCAGGTGTTGGTAACATAATATTACTCTAACAATTTAATTCTTAAGTCTTCGGCTAATTGTAGTGAATAGTTAGCATCAATTAAACGTATTGATTTATTGCGCTCATTTTTTTGTTTCTCATATTCATAACATGTTATTGCTGTCCAGAAAATAAATTCTGAATTTGATATATTTTCTACCATCGTATTTGCATGTGTAAACAAAGCAGATGTATTTGATGTTTCACCAACAACATAATAATTGTTTGTTGTATATCCACTAATATTTTTTATTACTACAGCACTACTATTTGAACTTATTACTTCACCAGTTCCATTGGCTGTCTGATTTGATAAATTACTTTTAATATCAACCAATTCTCCAACCGTAAAAGAATTGCCATTTGTATAATTATTAACGTTAAGTTTTATAATTTTATTAGTATTAACAGTCCAATCTTCTTTTCTTCTTTCATAAGAAGAAATATTTGTTTTTACACCAATAAATTGGTACATAATACTTTCTGTGTTCATATGGCAAATTGTTTTCATAAAAGCTTTTAGTTATTTCTTCATCACCATCAGCCCAGTTTAACTGGTAGTGCTTAATTTTTTTAAGACTATTTTCAAAGCTTCCATACTTTTCTATAAGTAAAGAATTGAAATCTTCTTCAGATAGATACCATCCATAATATGGATCTACTATTCCATTTTGAAGCATTACTAACCAATCATATGTTGGATCTTTATAATAGTATTCAGCTACCTGGTCGGCTCTAAAATTATTTTCTATGTCATAAGTATAGAATAAATTTGTTTTTCTAAATTGATTTTTGCCAAAAGAAGCTCTTCTAGTTATATCTAGACATTCTTTATCGTTGTAAACTATACTTGGAAATTTATTAAAATAGTTTTCCATTTATTATCTCACTATAAACCTAGGATCTTTTCCGGGCATTTTGCCATCTATACTGTTTTTATCTCGTATACCAGTTATAACGTCATCTGGTGGAAGACTGTATTTTCCGATGCCACTACCATATGGTGGATAATTAGGACTACCTCTAATACCAAAATCTATTCCATCAACTTGAGATTGCTTTTCTAAAGATTCTTCTTTACTAGATGGCAACGTTAATCTATCATAATATTCACTCTCTAACCATGAGAATTCGTTGTACATTGTATAGAAAGTAAAAGTTACAGGTATTTTTAATAGATTGTTTGTATCTGCCCAATTAACTGGCATATCACCAATGGCTATTGGAAACGCTTCTGTCATTACATATTTTGCAATTAATATGCCAGCATCGTTATATACAAAAAGCTCTAGTGTAGATGCATAGTTTTCTTTATAATCAACTATAAACAAATCATCTATAGTATTTCTTGCATCATGTGTAAAGATAGTTTCTATCCTATGACTTAAAAAAATCATAGTTTCTTCTTTGATTATCAAAATAAATACTTAATGTAATATCTCTAAATTGTACTGCTACTGGTCTTTTTTCAGCAAGACCATACGTATATCTTCTATACTCGTGAGTATTTAATGCTAAGCCAGGAATACTTGTAGCGTAACAGAAAAATTCTAAATACTTTGCATGAGATATCGTTTGCTGTAGAGTAGTAGTACGTTTATCAGGAGCTATGCCTGTAAATATTTGTGGTGGTGTTACTACTAAACGAAACTTATTGTTTCTAGTTAAACCACCAGCATCAGAAACTCTAGATCTAAATTCGTCTACATTAAATCCCGGCATTATAGTTTACTCATTGAATCTGACCATGCTCTTTCTTTTGTAGACTTGGCAAATCTTTCTGTTGGTAACATGATAGCTTTGTCCCAGTCTAAAGGACTAACATACTTAAAGCCAGATACAACGTGACTATAGAGATATCTTTTTACACACGGTTTAAAATACTTAAACCTACTGGCTCCAGATAACATCTCATAGTTTAATTGTACTTTTGTGTTTTCACCGATACTATCATTATTTATAGTACTATACAGACGATCCATCAAAACTGCTCTTGTTTCTGGTGGAATATAATGTAAATTAATTCCTAGAAATCCATCTGCATAGAAATTAATTGGAAATACGAGAGGAAACTTATCATAATACGGTAAAGTCTGTTTATGTTTTGGATCATACATAAACATGAACATACTTCCCATAGTAGGAGAACCAGATACACCAGTCTTCATCATACTTGTTGGGTTTACTGACTTTATATTTTGAGCTTGATCTCTAAACCATTCTCTAGCATCTAATATATCTTTATTAGATACTAGGCCAGCTTTATAACCTTTTTGTGCTAACTTCTGAAAAACATATGCCATTAGTATTTTATGTTCAACTCTTTTTCTGTTAAGATAAGGAACTGCCAATTACGTTCTTTGCAGAACTCTTGTGCTGCTTGCCACTTAGAGCTATTTATTCCCCAAGTCATGACTTCGTTTATATATCTTTTTGTCTTCTTATTTTGCTTTTGTGGTTCTATAGTTTGTTTTAATGGCTTGATCTCTACAACCATAGTCTGGTTTTTACCATCTTTAGTCTTTTTCTTAAGATAAAAGTCTGGAAAATAACGATGTATCCTATTATCTATAGGTGATCTATATGGTATAGAAAACTCTTCGCTGCCCCATTCTACTATCTCCGGGTGAGAATCAACATAAAGCATAAATTTAAGTTCCCACCCTGACCTATAAATAATATTAGTCGGGTCGCCCTTATATTTCTGAGGATTTTTTGGTTTGAAGTAGCCTTGATGTAACATAAAGATATTTATAGGAAAAAAGATGCCTTCTAATTTACAGACCAACCAATCAAATTCAACGGGTGTTCTACAAGCTAGAAATCAATCACCGTTGACTGCTGCTTCAAGGCTATCTCCTCAAGAAGTAATTGCTCAAAACGCTATTGATGCTGCAAGATTACAAAGATATCAATTTATTTCAGATAATCCTAAATTTTATATTTGTATTGGTGTACAAAAGTATGCTAGAATAAATGCTATGGAAGTAGCAAGAGGTAATAGTTTAGCACAAATTATATTACCAATGCCAATGCAACTTGGTGATACACAAAGAGTTGAATATACACCTACGGATCTAGGATTCACAGGAGCAATAGCAGTTGGTGCAGGAGCATCTATATTTAATACATTAACTGGTAGAGATACGAGACTTGGACCAGGAGGTAGTGATTCTCCAATAACTGATAATCTCTCTATGGCTGGTGGTGGTATATTAGCTGGTATATTATCTGCTGTTGGAGGAGGATTTGATGCTGCTACTGGAGGTAGTCTTAGTGCTAGTGCTTCTGCTATAACAGGTCTAGCTATAAACAATTTTCAAGTATTATTGTTAAAAGGTCCAACATATAAGATGCATGAGTTTACTTGGAAACTCTCTCCTAAAAATTTACAAGAATCAATTAATTTAAAAAATATGGTAGCAGATGTAAACAACTGGATGGCACCAGGAATAGAACTCGGAGGAGCTTTCTTTACATTTCCTGCTGTATTTAATATTCAATTTTCTCATCCTCAGTTTCTTTATAGATTTAAACCAAGTGTATGCACCGCATGTAGCATAAATTATTATGGCTCTGGAACACCAACATTTCATAAAGATGGTGAACCGGAAACTATTATATTAAAGATGTCTTTCTGGGAATTAGAATACTGGTTAGCCGGTCAGCACGCTAGGGCAGATGTTAGAGAAGGTGGTATGACACCAAACATGACTAACTTGACTAGCTGGAATCAAGCAGCTGTTCAAGGTATTCAAGCAGTAGAAGAAGTTAGATCTAGTGCAGGTCCAGGAGCATTTGAACCCTAATTACAATGGAGTGAAATAATATGTCATTGCCCAAAATTACACATCCAACAAGCGATGTGACGATACCTTCTAACAAGAAGAAGATAAGAATAAGACCTCTATTAGTCAAAGAAGAAAAGATTCTTCTTATGGCAAAAGAAAGTACTGATGAAGCTGATATATTAACTGCTTTAAAGCAAGTAGTTAATAACTGTATCATCACACCTAATATTGATGTGAATGATTTTACCATCTTTGATTTAGAGTATATTTTTATTAAGATAAGATGTTTTTCTATTGGTAATATAACTAATGTTAGTTACATCGATAATGAAGATGAAAAACCTTATAGTTTTGCTATAGATTTAAATAAGATAGAAGTAGTTTTTCCTGAAGATGTTTCCAATAATGTTAAGATTACAGATAATATCTCTGTAACATTAAAATATCCTACAGCTAAATTGTATGATGATAAACAATTGTTAAAACAAGATGGTCAAGATGTAATTGAGTATTTAATACTTTCTTGTTTAGATAAGATTTATGTTGGTGAAGAAGTAGATGACTTTAAGAATCTTACCAAAGAAGAGATACTTGAATTTTTAGAAAATCTACCCGTTAAAGTATATGATGAGATCAAATATTTCTTTAATAATATACCATACATGAAGTATGAAATAAATTATAAAAATTCATTAGATCATGATAGACAAATAGTATTAACAAATTTAACTGATTTTTTTTCCTTTCGCTGAGCCATAACACACTAGAGAACTATTATCAAACAATCTTTAGTTTGGTTCAGCATCATAAATACTCAATAGAAGATCTTGAAAATATACTACCATTTGAACGAGATATATATGTTACTCTTCTGAATAATTATTTGAAGAAACTAGAAGAAGATCAAAAGGCTAGAAATAATGGCTGAAAGTTTATCAGATAGAGTAAAAGCTGCATTAAAAGAAGGGTTTGGTCAAGCCGCTGCCGAAAGATTTGGCAGCGCGGGAAGATATGTAAATTCCAGATTAAATGATCAAAGTCCAGAATCTTTTAGAAAAATAGCTACAAGAGATTTTAAATCTGGCGTTGCTTCAAGGTTTGGTACTTTAGGAAGAGCTATAGTCAACCCCGAAGAGTCAAAAAAAAATTTTAGTAGGTCTTTTGCGGATTCAGTGACTTCATCCAATAGTAGATTGACAGGTGAAATTTCTGGAATAAAAGAACAAAATACTAGTATAGCTAATAGTCTAACGTCAGTTAATAGAAGACTTAGAAGATTAGATGATAAATTAGAAGATATGCTATTATCTCAAGAAAGAATTGAGATAACTATAAATCGACTTCTCTATAAAAAAGAACCTCCACCAGTAATAGAACAAACTGTTAATAACGTTACTAATAACGTTACTAATAATATTACCAACAGCGCTCCGCCAGTTGGAGGCGGAGGAAGAGGTAGAGGACTTGGTGGAGGTAGAGGTGGAGCAGGAAGGGCAGCTCTAGGTCTTGGTGCAGCGGGTGCAGTTGGGGCTGCAGCAGGTGCAGCTGGAACTTCAGCTGTTATGGGATCCGGGTCTAACGCACAACCTTCTAATGCAACTCAAGGTACTACAACTCCAGGAGCATCACAATCACAAAGTTCTTCCGGAGTAACTCCTGGATCTAGCGTGGCTTCAACTGGTGGTGGTAGATCATATCAGCCAAATCAAGATGCAAGACCAGCACCAACAAATTTCACTGGTTCTAATGCAGAAGCTTTTGCTAAGATTGAAGAAGCAGCTAAAAAAGCTGGTTCTCCAGATCCAAAACTAACTGCAGCTATAGCTATGTTAGAATCTGGCTGGCTAAAAAGCTCGATGACAGCACGAGCTAATAATCCATTCGGTCAGACAATAGTACAAAGTCAAATAGGAAAAGATGGAATTGTAGGTGGAACTAGAGGTGCTGATGGTCAGCAACATGCTGTTTATGACAGTTTAGAGTCTGCAATTAAACACCATATTAAAAGATGGGGAAATCGATATTCGGATGATCCGCAGAAAACATTATCCAATTTAGTTGCTGGTGGTTATAATACAGTTAATCCAAGATGGGCACCATCTGTATATTCTATATATTCAGGAAGTAATAGAAATACAGCTGGAGGTTCAACTCCACAATCTGGAACAAGTCAAAATCCTACAGCGGCTCCAACTACCGGAGGATCATCACCAGCTCCGACAACAGTAGATACTAATAGACAAACTTTACCACAAACACCTACAAATGATGCAGGTGTGCCAACACAAACCATGTCAGGAGTATTGCCACAACATCCTTCTCAAACACGTGGTGGTGGCACTGATACACAGGCAATGTATCCACAAGATAGAGCTAGCCCAGAACCTTGGCAAGGTAGCCGCGGGGGTAGTGAAAGAATAGGTGGTGGTCAGAGACGACAGCAAGGTGGTATGGTTACATTAAAAACACCCGGTGGTAGACCATATCAAGTAGCTGCCGAACATGCTGATAAGTTTGAAGGTTTTGTTAATGAGCTAGAAGGATCTGGTTATAAAATTAATTCTATTGGCGGATATGCTAATAGAACAACTGCTGCTGGTGGATTTAGTTATCATTCTAAAGGAATGGCCATTGATATTAACCCATCACAAAATCCTCACACGTTTCCGGGAAATCCAAATTATGGCAAGACAGATATGCCAGCAAATATATCTGCAATGGCACGTAAGTATGGATTAGGTTGGGGTGGCGATTGGCGTTCTTCTAAAGATACAATGCATTTCTCTGCTGGCGAGAGAGAAGGTGGATCAGGAGGCTCTGGCGATGCCCGTGGTGGTACTATGGCCGGTGGTGAAAATGAATCTAGAGGAGGTGCTGGTGGCAGTCAACCGGGTGGTAGAATGACAGCTTCTCCGAGTGGAGGTGCTGGAATCAGTATGCCCGGTGGAAGAATAGGTGGAGGTATTGGTGGCATGCTAGGTGGTGGTATGATGCCTAGCATGAGTATGGGCGGAATAGGAATGATGGGAAGAGGTGGTATGATGCCTGGCATGGGTATGATAGGTGGAATGGGAATGATGGGAAGAGGTGGTCTTGGTGGAATAGGCGGTATGATAGGTGGTATGTTAGGTAGCAGAGGAGGTCCTGCAGGAGGATTTATTGGTAGCATGCTTGGCAGCGCAGTAGGAAATCTTGCGCAGAGTGCTTTAAGGCCGGTACAACCACAGATAAGAATTGGTGAAGATATTGGTAGAAGATCAACAGAAATGTCGTATGCACCGAGACAACAAAGATCTTCTACAGTAGGACCACAAAATCAAACAACTCACACTACTCCAAGCACAAGAAGGTTTGGTGTTGATTCGATACCGACAGTTACACCTACTGGAGGTTTTGCCGAAGTATTAGGTGCTGGTGTCGCAGGTGCTTTAGTAGAAGCATTAGGAAGTAATAGTATTTCGGTCAATAGAAGAGCTAGAGCGGGCTCAATGGTATCATAAAAAAGAAGGGGGCGAAAGCCCCCTTTAAGTTTAAGCCTTAAGCTTCTTGAAGAATTCCATCTCATCTTCTTCATCTTCCTCAAATGAAGGTGCAGATGAAGTTTTAAGTTGAGGAGCAGGTTCTGAACGAGCCCACGGAACATCCTCTTCTTCAGCCTTACGA